TTTCGCAATGTTAAACCTATTGTTATGGAAATCCATCATGATTTCTTTTTGGAAATCATACATGGTAAAAGGAACCAATCCCTCATCAAGAGAGATAATTTTGATATAATTTAATGCAAAATATAATGGATCTTTTTTACACTTAATCCACTCCTCTACTTGTTTCTTTGTAAATTGTATCTCAGTACCAGCCTTTTTCAGGTTGGGGTTACCAAGATATACATCGTTCATTACTGCCATTATCTTGTTTCTTCAATTGCTTCCTTGATAATTCTTTTAAGTTGCTTACCTTTTTTACCTAGACCAACAGAAGAATCTATCTTCACCTTAACCCAGTAAAGTCCTATAACAACTATGAGGAAAGGAATTGCTTCTCCCCATGAGATCTCATTCCATGCTTGTACTACATTCATTATTATCCCTCATTAAGTGTTCCAAAAGATCTACGTATAACACGTAGTTTCTCAAGGTTCATATCCTTGGTACCTCCATCATAAGCGTGAGCGTACCCTTCTGTGATCATTTGTTCATTTAATGAAACAGTATCCTCGTTAATATAGAGCCAACCAAGAAGCCTACCATACTTCCCAGTCCCACCCACAAGTTCTGTTCTAACAGTAAGTTCATCTCCATCACCTGCAATAGTATCTTCTAATTTTTGTTTCAACCAATTGGTAGCATCTATTCCCAGTGCCTTCTCTTCCAAGTTTCTTGTTCTTTTCTCTGGCGTATCAACTCCTGCAACTCTAACTCTTTCTTTCTTGAATAAGTCAAACCCAAGATCAATGGTGACATCAATAGTATCGCCGTCAAGAACACGGTTAATCTCCGTTACTCGGAAGTTGTAGCAGCTCTTTCTGCTCGGTGGTGTCATCGCTCCCATTTGGCCATAATTCATCGTACATGAATATGTAGTAGATCACAATACCCACTGCAACGAGTAGGATAGCAATCATTATATTGATTGACCAAACCACCTCAGACATATGCTTCTGCAGCAAGTCTTATTGCTAAACCTAGAGATGTTCCCATGATGGTGATTCTACTCATCCACCACATGATCTCGTGCTTGTTTTTAGTTATAGTTCTCATTTCGTCACCGTTGCATAGTCAATAAAATGAGGATGCTCCTTTAGATAAGAAACATCCTCTTTGCTGTGTTCTATTGCATCATATGCACTCATGGCATATTCACATATCTCGTGATGATGCTGTTGACCGTCGTGATAACCGACAGTATAATGTCTTTGTTGCGTTAGGGGCATGATTCTTTCAATCCCATACTTCAGTTATTTATTATACCATATAGGTATTATTACGCAAGTATGTGTTGGCTCAAAGACAGTGTTTTAATTTCCTCAATTGCTGCTGGCAATATCCCATATTCCATTCTTTGAATTGCTTTTGTTAATGATTCCACTGTATCGTCAGGTAATATAGGAACCACACCTTGCTTGATTATCTCTCCACCATCCAATTCCTCATTGACATAATGGACAGTACATCCAGTTACTTCTTCACCAGCCTCCATTGCTCTCTCAACTACATTTAATCCTTTATACTTTGGTAGTAATGAAGGATGTACATTAATGATAGGAGCAGGAAATTCGGATGGTTTCTTCAATACTCTCATGTATCCTGCAAGAATTATAAGATCTACCCTCCAAGCTTTGAAGAGTTGAATCATTTGATCTTCTTCTTTATGACTGACATAGCAATGGGGAATCCCCCATCTCTCTGCTCTCTTTGCTGCACCACATTTCTTCTTGTTGTGTATCATTAACACAACTTCGTGTTTATTACATATAGGATTGGTAACTATGTTCTCAAAATTGGTTCCGTTACCAGAACACATGACTCCTAGTTTCATTTGCTTAAGGTTTTATAGAACAATTTCCTTGTTCGCATAGTTTATGTAACTTTTCTATGATGCGTTCATATTCATCCCAAATATATTCAGAACCAGTAGTCTCTTGAGATAACTTACAGGAAGTTACCAGACGAGCAACATCATTCTCGTTAAGTCTCATAGTGCTATTAAACAACTATGAATAATTATAGGTGTGATTTTTAATTTTACACCAATATGTTATCCTTTCAAATCATTTCGTACTTATGACTGAATGGTTTCAACCCTTTATTTTTGTTTTGTTTATCTTGCAGGTCTTGAAGTCTTTGTAAATTTTCTTGAGTTTTTTTAATATCGTCTATCTTTTTTTGAACTTCGGTGAGTTCCTTGTTGATATCCATAGTAGTTTAAAATTCTGCACTTATGACCTCCCTGCCTTAATCTCACAGCAAGTTGTTGGTCTAAGTGTTATTATTTATGAACTTTTATCTTTTTCCACCGCCCATTTCTTTTAACATTTTCTGTAGCTCTGCTGTAGAACCTACAAACATTGCATTGTTAGTAACGTTTTTGGGACCTTTTTGTTCTGCATCTAGGTCTTTCATTTTCTTATGTAAATCCGCAAGTTTATCAGTCATGTCTGCGACATGTTTCATTGCCGCTACAGCGACTTCATATGCTCTTGGGTGCCCTGACTCCTGTGCAACCTCTAAAGCACCTTGTACTGCCTCCTGACCCTTGTCTATGAGACTGTACAATTCACCACGAGTATATTCATAGTCTTTTGTCTGGTCATCCGCTTTAGGTTTAGGAGCAGCTGGTTTAGATGGAGTCTCAACATCAACACTGATGTTAAGCATATCTTCCATATTTTCTTCTAGGGTATTCATAAGAATTCAATTCCTTCATTAAAACCAAAGTCATCACCAGCATCTAGTATAGCTGTATCAGCAGCATCTATATTACCATCTGTATTAATATCAGTCTTGGCAACTGGTGTATATGTTCTTGTAATAGCTCTACGGTTGACTGCAAGATCACCAAGTGTTTCATGGATGATTGCTTTCTTAATAACATCTGATGTGTTATAAGGACCGTATAGATAAGACTTCATTGTGAAGTTTAGAGTATAGATGATATATCTACGTTCATAGAAACTATCGTCCCACTCATCTTCATAGCTAATGTTGTTCAGAACAACAGCAACATCACGCTTCTCATTCATATCAGGAATCATGTTAAGTGTGATAGAGAACGATGGCTGAAAGTACGGCAATATTTGCTCAGTAATTTGTAAGGCATCGTCTTGAGACTTTGCCATAACACCAAGTTCAAATGATAAGTTGTATGGTACAGGAACATACTGCACTCTTACCTCACCACCATTACCATCAATGATAGTTTTATATTTTTGAATTGGAGATGTCTTACGAGTAGCATCGTAATCAATACTTGTCATCTCAAAGTAAAGACGTGGTAAAGTGATTGCTACTTTTCTGTTAGATGTGTTCTCTTCTAATCTAACAATAAATTTTTGCTTAGGACCATATGCCAATGGTACTTTTAATTCTTCTAATACAGTTCCATCACTAGGGTCTGTACTCTTTAACGTAATGTTATTAAAGAGTGTACCAAAAGCCACAATGTTCTTACGAACAATTTGATTGTAAAAATGTGATCCTAACATTAGATACTACCTGTAAAATTACCAAATTCACCAAATGGATTTCCTTCTGACCAATCCACTATATTATCAGCATCGTCTTCAATCGCTCTATTTTGATCGTAACTGCTGTTGGAGTTATTTAGAGTGTCAAATGTCTCTGGACTCCACTTGGCACTTGAGGTTAGACCAGTGATTACCTCAGCAGTAGTAAAGGTTCCTGTACGATTGATAACTTCAAGAGATCTAGTTGCACTATCCCATGCCTTGACTTCTGCTCTATTGTCCTTAGGTGAGTAATCAATAGTAATAGTAGGAGCAGATGTATATCCAGAACCACCAGCAGTAATAGTTACAGCATTGACAATACCAGTAGCACTAACAGTTGCAGTAGCAGTTGCACCTGTACCACCTCCTCCTGTGATAGTAACTGTTGGTGGTGTAGCAACTTTATAATGTGCTCCACCATCTGAAATTGTAACACCTGAAACAGCATCTCCTGTGATAGCAGATGTTGCCTTAGCTAAGAACTCATCACCAACAACTTCCTCACCTACAGTAAAGTTTCCTATACCACCAGGATCCATGATTAGTTTTATAGAATTATCAAAGAGTTGTTCTACTGCATCAATCTCTGCGATGCCAGTATCAAAGTCATCACTACCAACCTCATAGATCTCAGCAGTGATAGCATAAAATTGAATCTTACCAAACTGATAGAATGGTTCTTCTTTTCCTACAAATTTAATTTCGTAAATATCTTGTGTTAATGGGAAGTACAATAAGTCTCCCTCATTAGGTCTGCTATCAACTTCCAGTGTAGGATTATGATCAGCTACCTCTTCATCCCATCTTCTAGTAGAGACACGGAAGATAACTTCATCTGTAATTCTTAAACCGAACTTAGATATAAATTCAGCATTGTCACCAAAACCCATAACGTTCTGTAACAGCATCTCAACTTGGAATTGTTCTTGATACTTAGTGTATCTAACTTCATCCAGAGTGCTGTCTGCTAAGACGATCTTGGGGATATAGTAAATATCTGTACCAAACAGTTTGATTTGCTCATCCACAAGATCCTGAATGAGACCTTGTTCGCCACTGTGACCTGCGTAGTAAGTTGGAAAGTAGGGACTTGTAGGCATTTTATCCGATCATATCCATTGGTGGTATTGCATACTTACTGAGAACTTCTGATTCAAGTTTCTCAATTTCTGCTAATGCGTCTGTATATAACTCTCTACCATTAAGTGTTACACCGCCAGGTAGCTGTACATTGTTATACTTGATTAAGTTTTGACCCCACTGCTTCTTTAACAATGAAGTAGTATATTTCTTTACAAAGAAATCATTGTACATTTCCGTTGCATCATCAGGATCAATCATACGATGAGCCTCTATTAATAGATTCTGTCCTTCTTGTAGGAAGTCTTTATCTATATCAAGATACAAACGATCACGACGCTGAGTATATCTAAACTGCTGGAATGAACCATTGTTTAAAACCATATCTAGAGTTTCTAGATATTGCTTGGTCATAAAGTAGTTTAAGATATCAAGGGATCCAAAAGCATATAGATCATTTAAAAACATTCTATATTCAATACCAAATAAGTTAGAACGAATGGAGTTACCTACCATTCCAAAAACTTTATGAATACCAACTACATGAGGTGGTATAGGTATATAATTTGTTGCTTCATTCCAATTAGTAGTTACTGCACCTTCAACCTTAGAAGTAGTTACAGTTGCTGCAAGACGAGTTTTATCATCAGCAGTTATCTCATGATAAAGATAACAACGCTCCATGCCATTGTAACAATTCTCTTGAAAGAACTGAAACGAATCGTCAATTACATTGTTTACTTGCTCATCATCAACATTTATTTGCAAAACAGGTTCGCCAAGTTGCCTCTTGCAATATGTGATGAGTTCAGCTTTAGAACTTGGAGATGCCATTACACACAAAAATCCCTTCTTTCTTATTTAGGAAGAAGGGATCTAGTATTTATTCTGCTGGTGTTTCTTCTGGTGTTTCTTCTGTTTTTGTTTCTGCTGGCTTATCCTCTAAAAGATTCAGAGTTTCTAAACCACCATCTAATTTAATTTTATACTCTTTTGCTTTGGATAGATTTGCTTCTAGTTCTCCAATTTGCTTTACTGTATTAGCAATTTGCTCTTCAAAATTTTTTCTCAATGCTGCGGGATCCATAGTAATCACATGTAATTGTGTATGATATTATTTATAATCCTTCGCATTCGGCACAATCTTCTCCATTCAGAAGTTTTAATTCCTGACATGCATCATTGGGTGTTGGTATCAGATGTCTAATCTGTTTTAATTCATCTTGTTCTTTCAATTTTGACTGAGGATCAATGATTTGATCGTCAATTTGTTTTTCAATGTATAGCAGAAAATCATAATTTTCATACCTATCTCTACGAACTCTTTCGCATTGATCCTGATTTAAACCAGCAAAATATACTAGCTCTTCTATTGTAAGTTCCATAGTTATTAATAAAAATCCATTTTGATTGATGGTACCTGACTGGTACTACCATAAGGGGTGTCATTACAACTTGTACCACCAGAGTCTGTTCTACTGTATCTACTGCCAGTTTCGTTTACTACCCTTGCTTGCCCATCAGCACGATAGTTTCCTTGGTTTTGATGAGTACAATATTCCATACAAATATTATTTACCCCATTCCATTCAAATGGAGTATTGAAAGTAAATGTACATTCACCTGAACTTTCCCACTGTGTTACATCTGTACTGTTACCAACAGAATAAACTGTTAATTTAGACTCTCCAGATATTGGAGATCCTTGAGAACCCTTACTAGCATTTGTGTGGAACATTCTGATATTAAGACCACGAGCAGAATAACTTCCATTAATTGGGTTATTTACATAATGTTTTACATTCCTAAAGATAGCACCTTCTTCTCCTCCATTGTTTAATATATCACTTGCATTGTAAACAACGTTAAATATATTTCTTCTGAACCAAATATTGATAGGATGTCCCTGTGAGTAGTTTCCATTGGAACTACCTGAACTCCATCCATAAGATAAAGTTCCAGAAGGTTGAGAGAAACCTGATTTAGTTTGGTAAGTACCATCTCCTTTGGAGATGTATAACTTATTATCACTACTATTGAAATAAATCTCACCCATCACAGTTGAATCTGCGGAAGGCAAAGTAGAGTTATTGACAACGGGAAGACGCAACCTATATGGTTCCATTCTTGTGCCAAAAGTTAAAGCAGTTGTTCCGTTAGTATGTTGAAATGTATTAACTTTTAAGACTGACATTTTTTATTTCCACTCAGAACCAGTATAAAAACTCATTTTTCCTGTACTACTATTGAAGATCAATTCTCCTGCTACAGGACTAGAAGGAGTTCCATTAAAAACAGGAACTCTAACTCTTTGCATATTCACTCTACCATTACTTTCAATAGTAAAAGCTTCTGTTCCGCTTACGTTTTGTACAGCTGATAATTTTAATGTAGACATTTTTTTAGAGGTTTAACAGTGCTTACTTTTTAATATTTATAATATTGCCCAGAAACTATTTGAACCGATGGTTACAGTGCTTCCACTATTAATTGTAATAGGTCCTACACTATAAACTAGTTGGTTATTACCGATAGACTCACTAGAAGCAATTGTAGTTCTTTGTGCTTTAAGTGTTCCATAGCTATCTGACCACTGTTCTTGACCATTGGCTTTCAATGTTCCAGTAAGGTATATAGATCCACTGACATCTAAAGCTTCACTTGGGTTTGAATTACCTGTATTAATACCTACCTTTGTTCCTCTATAGATATCAGTTCCGTTAGGAGCTGCTGTCCATCTAGAAGTTACAAACGCATTTCCATTCTTATAAATCTCACCAGTGAAGTTGAAGTTACCTCCAACTGTAAGTGCCATGTTAATGCCATTAGCAGCGAATGTTGTGGAGTTAATAGCAACTCTGTTATTAGTTCCTTGAACTGCAATAGCAGGAGTTGATTTCCAAGTAGTAGCACCCGAAGGACCATCGTTAGCAGTAATCTCAAAGATATCACTACCGATAAGACTGTTACCAACACGGAAGTTGCTTAAGTATCCACCAGAACCATCAGCACCACCAGTTGCACCAAGGAAGTATAAACCAGTACCAGAGTTATCACCTGCATCATCAAGAGTAATGAAGTCTCTAAATCTAGACTGTCCATTAACATCTAACTTATAACTATTGCTTGGGTTAGTGACATTGATACCAATTGTACCCTCTTTAATGATGGTCATTGCCTCAGTTCCAACAGTGATTGGAACCTCATTACCACTAGTACCAGGATCAACCATGAACGCTAAACGTCCATAAGAAGACCAAATTGCCATTCTTTCACTGCTTCTATGGTCATAAAGTATACCACCTCTTACTGAATCTTGCCAACTGAATGACATACCAAACTGAGAGTCAGCACCACTAGAACCATCTACCCAGTTACCATTAAACTGACCAAAGTCAATTGTATGGTTAGACTCATAACCGTTGTGAATAGAAGGTCTTATCCTTAACTTAACAAATGACTGACCAGTTTTGTTAGTGAAATCAGTCTCACCAATACCTACCTTATTCTCAGAAGCATCAACGAACAAGACCTTGGTATCAACAGCTAGGTCTGCTGTAACTGTAATATTACTTAAGAAATCTGCTCTACCAGATACACTCAATGCTTGATTGGCAGCAACAACACCACCAATAACCAAAGCACCAGACATTGTATCACCAGCTCTAAGAACGTTATTAGATGCTGAACCTGTTAGAGAAGCAGTAATTGTTCCTGCAGAGAAATCTCCATTTGCATCACGAATAACACCAGTACCAGCAACGTTAGATGAGTTGAAAGCAATGTTACCTTCGTTCCAAATTTTGTTACCATTAACAGTGAATGAGTTATTGTTTCCAACTTTTACTTCAAGAGTACCACTACCATTTGTACTACCACCACCTGTAGCAATAATTGCTGAGTTATAATCAGAAGGTGTAAGTGAAGAAGATCTAAAGAAGATAGAAGGATCAGATGCTGTTCCATCTTTTCTACCAAGTCTTAAACGAGCATTACCAGAAACACTTTCTCCGCTAATAACCTCATATGTTCCATCAATATCTCCATCTGCGTTATCATCAACTTGTGAGATATTCCAGTTTTGGAATTGGAATGCATTACCTACACCACCAGTACCAATAAATTCTGCATCATCAAAGGAAGTATAATCTCCATTAGTCAAACTACCAGTAATTAATGTGTAGTTATTGGCAGCATCATTAACATCTTGATTTGGTTCTACCTTTGTGATACTAATTGAACCTCTAGCAACACCACCTGCTGTATACAGATTAACTGATTGACCAGCTACGAATGGTGTTGTACTTAATAATTCATCTCTAACAAGAACATTAACTCTAACATTTCCACTCCAATCCATAACACGGATTTTGGATAAGAAATCTTTTTCTCTCTGGAGATTTGGTAATCTTTCATTGCTGAATACACCATAATCTGTGTGCTGAGCAGACTGATACCAAGTTCCTTGGCGACCATCCATCTTGTCAGCGTCTAGTCCACTTAATGTGCCGTCGTTACCTGAATGCCAGATCTCGTGCCAGTTACCAAATGAGTTTGCTGGACTATTGAAAGATCCACGGAGCCACAAACCAGCTCCAACATCAGCGTTAGCATCTGTGAATGCAAGTTGTCTTACACCACCAAACGTAGCATCAAAGTCAGTACCACCATTTCTGATAGTCATTACAACGTGTCTTGATCCACCATCTGCTAGACCATCAGCAGAGTTGTTCTTAGTATCAGCAATGATACCAGCAGCAAACTCATCAGGAGATGGGTTACCAGTTGGTGAGTTGGTAGATGTCTTAAGTCTTAATGTACTACCAGACTGGTTAGCAATATTAATATTGTAAGTACCAGATAGTCTTTCTACTGGTAAAGTACCAGCATTCTGGTTTCCAGAGTTTAGATAGAATGTACCTTGTGCTCCATCAAGTGTATCAGCATCAAGACCAGAATCAGGACCAGTGTTTATTTGAACAGAACCATTTCCAGCTTGACCAATCAAGAATTGCTGCTTGTAGAATCTAGAAACACCCAATGTTCCATATGGATCACCAGATGTGGTTAGATCACTAACTCTATCAACATCAATTGTGACATTTGCATATTGACGAAGAACTGTTGTAACCTTACCTAAAAGATTAAGACCTGTTCCTCCACCAATTTCTGCTGGAGCAGATGATATAACAAAGTCAACATTTGATTGAGAAGTATTTTGTCCATAATCTTGACCACCACTTACGATAGTACAGTCAGTAACTGAACCACTACCAACAACTATATTGACTCTTAATCCAGTTCCAGCACCACCAGTTAGAGGTAAGTTGAAATATTGTCCGTCAGTAAATCCAGAACCACCACTTTGAATAACAACTTCTTCAACGAAACCACCTTCTGTTTGAGAAGACTCAACTGTTAGTGGTGATTTACCTCTGTTAAATTCTAGAACTGTTCCAGCAGGAAGAGTTGCTGTTAAGAACTTATCAAGAGTAATTGTAGTTTCACCAGATTCGGTTAGAACACCATCAATATTTGTGTCTGCCTGAATACCAGTAATTTGATCTACCTCATGACCCTTAAGGAAATTAGAACTAGAATCAAAGATTAACTGAGAAGCACCGCTATTTGCTTGTATTTTTAACTGAGCAAAGTATCTTGTCTCAGGACCTTTAACTGTTTGTACAGCAGCTGCATATGACTGATCTCCTCTCAAGAAAGTAAAGGAGTTAGCAGCACTTTCTGCACCAGCAGCGTTAGATGCTAAACGTGCTGTAGAAATAACACCTGATGTAATATCAGATGCAGCAATCTGGTTAGTAGATAGAGATACCCAGTTATTATTATTGTCAGCAGATGTGTTGATAACACGGTTGATATTAATTGTCTCAGCAGGAAGATCGCTAGACAGTATAGTATCTGTGTCTACAATCTTAATGTTGTTAACAATATCACCATACAATCTACTTTCAATTAAAGCAGTTGCGGTTGCTTGAGTACCAGATCCTGCAGGAGCAGCAATAGTGATAGTAGGTGGAGTAGTGTATCCTTTACCACCAACATATCCATTAAACAATTGAATGGTCATAATCACAACCTGACCATTAGCAATGGTTGTTGTAATGTTTGCGTCTACAGCACCAGCTTGTGGGTTACCACCAGATACTGTTACAACAGGTGGAGTAATATATCCAGATCCACCGTCGGTAATATTAATCTGGTAAACAGCACCTTGTCTATATTCAGTTGCTTGAATCTTACCACCACTAATACTACCAGTGAAAACATCATTAATAGTAAACTGTAATGTTGGGTCAACTGCGAACGAAGTAAATAAACTTTCGTTATCATTATTCAAGATGTATGATGTTGTAGTATCTTGTTGAATTGCGATATCACCAGCTAGTGCTCCTTCAATAGCAAGTCTTTCATTTTGGTTTGCAATAGTGTAAACCTGGAAAGGACGTAGTGGTGGAATCTGATCTTCTGAAATCTTACCAGAATCGGTAAGTTCAACCAATGCTCTAGGAACTGGGTTAGTGGAGAATGGTTTGTTAATATAAGGTCCTAAAGCATTAGTGATAAAGTCTTTAACTGCCTTCTGTGTAGGTAGTTTAGAGTCACTAGAGTTAGCACCACCAAGTGTATTGCTGTTATCAAAACCAGTAACAACAACATCACCACCTTTCAATTTCAAGAATTCAACTTCAGAAATTGTAACTGTACCAGTGAAGGTGATGTTACCAGTTCTGTTTTCAATTCTAGCAAATGTACCAACCTTAAAGTCACCAAGTTCATCAGTACCAGAAACATATACACGACCGTAGTTTTCAGA